CTGAAAGTTAGCTCTACTATTGTCAGCATATTTTAAATATAGTTTGAATGTATGAGCAGTACTTGCGAACTCTAGTATCTCTGTATCTGTTAACACTATGTCACCTGCTATGCTAGGTATTTCAAAATTGCATTGTCTTTGATTCCCTTTATAAACTATTAAGGTTAGGTCTTGAATGTTCTCAGCTATCTTGACATTCTTGTCACAGATGCTTAATTCTATTATAGGCTCACATAGTGTTGGCATTATTCAAATATTTTATCATTAATTAAAGTTGATATTGTTATACTTATAACTGCTATTATAGCGACTTTCCAGAAAGGAAGTATAAATAGTAAAGGTAAGCTATGAATGGAAGGCATACACGATGCGCAAGCGAATAATGGTTTGGCTATGTAAAGTAAACCTTCATGGTTTCTCCATTTGCTTTTTATTTTTCGGTTTCTAAACTTAGATTCTAACCATGTATAAAGCCAGTTCAATACCATTTCAGCTTGGAACATAATTTGTAAGGCATTGATGTATAAAGACAACACCAATGAGTATAAGAGTATTTCAGTTAGTTCACTAATCATTTATATTCCTTTTTAATTTATTTCTTTTTAACCTCATTTTCTTTCCTTTCATTAGCATAGTAGGCTTTCAATGCACGCTCGCAATCTTGTAATGAAGTGTATATACACCTACCATTACCTATTTTCCATTTATTAGTTGAGCATTTAATACAAGGCATACCTATTATGTAATTTACTGCAAAGATATTTATTTTATGCCAAACTTTTGTGGGTTTTTTTGCATATCATCTTGCAGCAAAAAGTGAAAATTCATGCCATATCTAATTGTATCTATAAAGTCCGCCCTCTGCTCTGCCAACTTCCTATCCTTTTTAATTAGTCCTTTGTCATCTTTCTCGGTATGCTGCAATTCAAATATAGTATTAGTCATGCTCTCATCTAGTAATATGTCAGGGTGATTGTAAAATACATAATTTAATAGGTCAATAGATGCCAATACACTTGGATTTGATTTAGGAACTTGTAAGCGTCTCCCTAGGTTGAATGCTTTGTTAATCTGAATCCAATTAGATAAACCTTCTGCCCTTCCCATTGCACCTGTAGCATCACCTGTAAAGCATATTGAATGTAGTTTAGTAGCGTATTGTAATTTGATTAGGTCTATTAGCTGCTGAGTGTTATGAATACCCTCCTTAGCCTTAATACTTATCTCCCTTATGCCTCTTATCTTATGTTTGCCGTCTTCTCGATATATTTGCCATACAGTACAGGCTAAAGGGTCAATATTAAAGTCAACCCAAAATAATAAAGGCGTATGTTCTAATGGAGTTACTTTGCCAACGTGCTTACTAACGTCAAAGGTTTGTACCGCTGGACTTTTTACTTCCGTTATTCCCCATTCACCTAGCACCACTACTCTATACTTATTATAATTGTATGTCTTTAACTGTTCGTAGTCTCTTATTAGTGCATCATCTTTATATCCATAAGTTCCGCAAGGTGAGCCGACTGACCAATAGTTATCGTTATAGTCGGTTTTAATTAGTAGCCTTGCACCATCTGCGGACATCTTTATAAAACTTTCTGGACTTGGTAGCTTGTATTCGCTATCAATCCATTCTATTCTATCTAGGTAAGGTTTTATCCATAAGTGTTCAGATACTGGATTCCATGTGCAGAAAAACATCTTAGAAACTTCACCTCTAAATGATAATCTAGTCTCTTCATATTCTTCTTGACTGAATTGGTCAAGCTCATCAAATAGCATATATGAGTAGTTTTCAATTCCCTTTGCGCTATCCTCACTATCTAATCCTTTAAACTTAATGTGTGCTTTTGCTGCTCTGAACTCTTTATCCATTACGTTTATCGCAGCTTCTACTTTTGTGGTACGCCTTGCCTTCTTAAACGTGCTTATTAGCGTCTCATTCATTCTATCCGATACTTTCCTAAAGGCTAGGGTATTCTTTCCGTACACCGCCGCTTTAATCAATGCGAATTGTGCAACCGTATAAGTTTTGGTTGATGACTTACCGCCATAAATGTAAACGTGCTTTATATTCGGATATTTAGTTTCAATATCCCAAAGTATGTGGAATAGTGGATTAAACCACTTATTATCGAATTGAACTTTATTAATGTGCATATTTATGACCTATCCACAAACTCTGCTGCTAGTCCTATCATTTCATGAGTATTCTTTTGCTCTACCTGTTTAGGTGATTCCCAACCTCCTATCTTAGCCATAAACTCTGCGGACTTAGTATCGCCCTGTAATGCTTTTTCAACTTGCTTATAAATGATTTCAGCTTCCATTGAGAACTCAAACTCACCATTAATAGTATTCTTTTTGCTCGCTATCTGCTCACCTATGAATACTAATGCGTCTTTAATGGTCTTTATTTTCTTTTTACCAGCTGATTTATTCTCTGGTGAAGGTTGGTAGTCTTTTGAGAATTTAACCCCCTTACCTTTAAGATTATCAATTTTTGCCATAGCTCGTTTATTGCTCGTTTAGCGACACTTTTTGTCGTTTAGTAATATTATGTTCGTACTGTTCTATTTTCCTATTTAGATACCATTGTGCTTTCCTCAAATCTTCCAACTCATTACCTTTCTTATCTGCCCTTAGAATGTACTTTAACACATTGCCTAAGTGAAAGTCTAGGTTATAGTGTTCGATTACCTTTATAGCTTCATAGGTATTATCTCCTCCGTAATGTTTAGGGTGATGTATTGATTCTGACATTGGTTTTTATTTGAGCGTGGAAGTTGACTCGAACACTATCTATTGACTGGAATGTCAATTGCTTTTCCATTTAAGCTACCCACGCATTTATATTTCTTTTTTTGGATATGGTTTACTTAATAATTTACACAAAGGTATTAAACTTTTGTCAAGTGGGTATATGTATTTGTACTTTGGTTTTGGATAAAAAACTTTAGGTTCTCTACCAAGCAATTTTCTTGCAGCACTAATATTGCCGCCCATTGACTTATTGTGTTTTCCCTCAATAATTGGGGGACTTTTTACTTCTCCTAAAAAATACCAATTTGTAGCCTGATATATTACACCAATATGTCCTTGCTCTTGGTCAGCATAACTAACAATTAATTTAACAAGCGGCAAGTCTTTTTTTATTAATTTCAATGAAATTGCCAGTACTTCACTTGTTTTGCTTTGCTTTCCGTTTAATGCCATCCTAACAAATTCAATAACTTGCCCTTGTTTAAGATTGTACTTCATTGCTATTTTAGGACTCGCTCCAGTACCAAACAAAGAAACCCCGCACCATTCATTTTTTTCATTGAAAACCGAATAGCCAAAAACGTTAACTGGTACTGTTTTTGAATAGTGAAAATTTAAACATGCATATTTTATAGCTTTACCAGATGCTTTTTCTAATCTCATAATTCACCTGCACTTACTGAAAAATAAGCTCCATTATATTTTCTATCTAATAGTTCTTGTATATCTATCTCAGCTTTTTGAAGTTGTTCAGGACTTTTAAAAGTGATTTTCATAGTAGCTGGTTTATTCTTGTCTTCACCTATTAAATCTTCTTCACTTGGTTCAGCTTCTATATGTTCACTCACTACATTTACGCTTTCAATGTTAACCTCTTCAATACTAATTTGCTCAACTTCTAAAAACTCGATAAGGTATTCTTCTGCGAATGGATTAGACTTCTGATTGAACACTGATACTAGAATTGATATAGCTTCTTTACGGTCTTTAGCTTCGATTTCAACGGCGTTTAGTTCCTTTGGTACTTTATGACCTTCTGCTATTAGTTCGTTTAATACGTCTAACCTATGGTGGCCGTCGATGCAGTAATACTGACCTTCACTTTCCCATACATAAAAGGGTAATGAAAATCCGTACTTTAATAAGGACTTTTTAAGATGCTGAGTATTGTACGGTAGCTTTATTCCATCTGGTTGCAACGCTTTAATCTTTTGCCAGTCTATCTTAATTGATTGCTTTATCCTATCCTTCATTTATTTTTTCGTTTATCCATTTAGTGTAGTAATATGCGAACTGTTCATAGGTCAATCTATATTTTGCCAGAGGACTTGACATATATTGGTGATGTAAAACCTCTAATGGAACTCCATTCATAAAGCAAAATTAATCAATTTTTCTTAATTGGTCATAGATTTCACGTTGCATTCTCATTTTATTTTCAGATACTAACCGCTTTTTTACTTCAACAATAATAGCCATCTTATCAAAGTCAGTTAAATCTGCCTCGTCTAAAATGGCTAGTATCTTTTCGGCTAATTCAAATTTATCCATTTGCTTTGCTAAATGACTTCAATAACCTAGTCACTTTGGGTTTATCCTTTGCCATTAATGAATAGTTAAGATAGGTTACAGGCTCACCATATCTATTTTTAGAGCTTACTTTTTCTCTTTTGAGTGTTATTTCAAAAGGCTGCTCAATTTTGCGGATAATCTCTCGACTGGCGTTTGAATATCCGAAGTCTTTCATAATTGTTTTGCAGTTTAGGACTTTGCCTTCTAATAGGCTTTGTAATAATTTGATTGTGCTTTTCATTCTTTTATAGTTTAATGGGTTAATTTATTCATATATTACTGATTAATCATATCTAAAGCGTCAATTTGTCTATTCCTTTCAATACGTAATACATAATCCGCAAAAGAAACTCCATGTATATAATTTTCGTTACTCTCTACTGCGTCTTCATATTGGTGTTGTAGTTCGTCTATCCATTCAAAATTTTCTACTAATGTAGGATAATGGTCTTTCCAATTCATTTCTTTTTGGATTTCAGTATTGTTTTCGGCATAATGTACCAATCCTAATACTTCCAATGTTTGTTCTGGTGTTAAATTTGTTAAGTTCATTCTTTTATAATTTAGTTGGTTAATTTATTCATATATGACCGCCATAGAGTCATTTAATACTATCGGGCACCATTTGCCCTTATATCTTAAGAATCCGTCGGCAGTTACTGAGCTATCCTTTTGTTTAAATTCAAAGTATAGTTTTTCTGTTGACCTAGTAGAGTCAGTTGGTGGTATAAGGTAGGCTATCATTAAGGCAAAGATAATCAAACCCAATAAAATGTATTTACTCATATATTTATTTTAAAGTTACAAATTGAATTAATAGGCTCAAACGCTCCGAAACTTACTATCCTGTTAATATATTGCTTATCTATATTCCATTGCTGGTATCGCGCGCATTCGTGCCTTATTTCGCATTCTGTATTTGAACACCTAGCAATATCTAGTGCAATCAAATCTTTTAGCGGATATACTAGTAACCCCTCACCGCCTTCTGGACAATTATCTATTGACATATTTTTTTTTCGTTTACTGGTTTTATCTCCTTACCAACTCTCGCCATAAATATTATAGTCTTATCATGCGCTAGACCTGCTGTGTGAAATAGCTCCACATTGGATTCAATTTCTTTTACAGCTCCCTTCAATCGACTTGGATTTAATATCATAGCTTTGCACTTTATAACTGGCTCAATAGGCATTTTTTTATGAAAGCGGTATTGTTCAAAGTCCATTAGAAAGGTGTCTTATCTTCTGACTTAAATTCTTGTTTTGGTGCTATTGGATACTCTTTTGCTTTTGAAAATACGACCTTACCGTTCCCTACATAAGTGCGAGACGCTTTACTTTCTCTTTCCTCTTTGGTTTGGGTTATCCATGCAGAGCAATTGTTTCCATAATTGTCTACTTTCTCGTTAACTGAAATAGTGATTGACTTTTTTTCTTCTTTTAAATACAGGTTTATTAACATTTGATTATTTGTTTAATGATTGAATAAATTTTTTGATAAGTTCAATTTCAGCAGCTCTGATTTTGTAGTCCATATAGTTTGGATTGGACATTGACTGCAGCCTTTCCAATATATGTAGCTCCTTTATCCATTTGTCTGTTGTGTTCATTTTTTAATTTATTAATTAAAATTTGATTTATATTCAGACAAATATACAAAATTAGTGACTTTTGGTCTTATTTTATTTTTACGCAATAAATAGTTACTCATTGTGCCTATTTGCATATTATTTTTAATTGCCGCCTCACTACATGAACTATAAATTTCTTTAGTATTTAAGTCTATAACAGGCTTCTTTTTGTATTCATTTGTAAGTGGCTTTGATTCTTTTTTAGGCTTTATTTCTTTTGCTTTTTTTGCTTCTTCCCTTAATTGTGTTTTATATTGAGCGTCTTTTCTCCTTTGTATCCAGTCAGCAGCAGTCATTTTTTTACGCTTATTGACTGTATATGTTTTAGGTCTATTAAGGATTGGTATATTCTCAATATAATATATTCGCTCTCCTTTTACTTTATCATAGGTAAATGGATTTTGACTTGTTATAGCGTCAGCCCAAGTCTTATACGCTCCGTTTATTAGTCTTACTTTTTTTTCAGCTGGACATTCTATAGAGTTGGCAAATGCTAACATCTTAGTTAGTAGTTGGTCAGGGTTTAATTTAATTTTTGAATTATTCATTTGTGATTAATTTTAGTGAGTGATTAAAAAAAGAAGGTCGCTAGGCTTTGCACCCAGCCGACCCTCCAAAGAGAATTAATCACAAAACTCTGTTCTGTTGCAAATATATTAATTATTTATTAAACTGTCTTTGTATTCTAATATTTCATATAGTCCGTCAATGGTTTCCTTTTGGTCTTTTATGAATATTTTTAATTCGTCTCTTTGCTTTGCTACATCAAAAGTAGTGCAAATAAAAATGAGGTTTGATAGGATAAGTGAGCCTATCAATAGTAAATAGTGTAATGGTCTTAAATGTTTCATGTGATTAATTTAATTGGTTAAGGTAATTTTAATTTTATAACTTCTTGCATAGCGCCTATTAATATAGCGGTCTGCTCTTCTCTATCTTTATACATTATGTCTTTTTCAATACGTCTTAATAATAGTCTCAATTTTTCCATTCCTTTTGTATTGATACTGTTTGCCATATTTGATATAGTTTCTATCATTATGTCTATTGTTTTTGGAGGTATTATCTTATATTCGCCAGACTCTATACTTAAAAATAAATCTATGAAATTTTCTAAAGGAATACGACTGTGTATCATTGGAGATTCACATAACAATACCCCTATTGAATACTTCCATTTAAAGTTCCTATCTATTTTAGTGTATGGATAGTGCTTTTGAATTTTATAATCAAAAAAATTATCTAATAATGAATATCTTTTTATTATAATTCTTTCGCCACATATTCTAAAAAAATCTCTTATATACGAATTAGTAAGCCATTGATTGTTTTCATCTTTTATATAAGTATGGAAACCTCTTCCCCAATTATGAGTTACATTATCTAACATT